GACAAATCAAGACTGGTTCACTTTCACGTACAGACCGTATCGCTAAATACAACCAATTGCTTCGTATCGAAGACCAACTTGGTGAAGTAGCTGAATACCGTGGATTGAAATCATTCTACAACCTTAAAAAATAATCTCTTTATGAGATGAGAGGCTATAAAGCCTTTAGAATAAGCACTTTGGGGCGCTTTCCCTTAGTGCTTTTTATAATTTAATACCCTTTTTACTACCCCTACTAATTTTTGGTATAGTAAGAGGGTAGCCCGGAAATGGGTCACCCTTATTTTTTATAAATTGCTGATAGCTGTTTCATAATTTGAGACGGCTTTTTTTGCATTCTCTTGATTAGTATGCCAGTAAGTATTTTCAGTGATCATTAAATTAGAGTGGCCTAATCTATACTGAACATCTTTCGGGCTAGCCTGAGCATAAAGCATCATAGTAGTATGTGTATGGCGGAAACCATGAAATGATACGTTAGTTACTCCAGCAGCATCAAAATGCTTATTTAGGCGTTTGCGTAAGTTACAAGCATAAGCATATTTTTCTGTAAATACAGAGAATACAACCGTTTCAGATCGGCCTAATTTCCAAGACTGAATTTGTTGACGGTTTTTGTATTGTTTCAGTAAAAGTAACGTGGCTTTGTCTATTGGTATATCTCGATAACCAGCGCTTGATTTAGGTGAGTTTATTTCCTGATAGCGGTTTAGTGTTTTATTGATGCTGATAATACCGCTTTCTAGGTCAATATCAGACCATTCAAGAGCCAGAGCCTCACTGATACGGCAACCAGTGGCCAATAAAGTCTTATACAGAACAACATCAAATAAGTTTTCATAGTTGGATTGATCCAGTGCATCTAAATAATCAAGAAACTGTTTTAATTCTTTGTTGTCTAAGTATTTTACAGATGCCTTTTCTTTTTGCTGTTTGCGTGGAACGATGACATCATTAGCTGGGTTGTATTGTATTACCTGGATAGCTACGCCATATTTCAAAATACGCTTATTCATGTTATGGAGCAAGGAGTAGTTAGCAAATGCCCCTTTTTCACCTTTATTCGCCTTGTCAGCCCATTTATTTACTTGCTGTTGAAGAATAGGCGTAGTGAGTTTAGATAGCTTGTAATCGCCAAATACAGGCAATAAATGCACTCTAACCAATCCCTCCATGGATTGGCGAGTATTTGGCTTGACTGTATTCTTGTAACTATCCCACCAAACTTTTACAAGCTCATTGTATGTTGTAATTGTCGGCTTGTCTTTAACTGTATAGCCATTAGCAACAAAAGTATTGATCGCATCACGCGCTTTTACTTTAACGCCCTTTTTAGTGGTTGCTGTAACAGTTGTACGGGCTTTTTTGCCCGTTAGTTGGTCAACGCCTAGATAAACACTAGCATAATAAACTCTTTGGCCATTCTTTTTGATTTTCTCTTTGATATTCATGTATTTGTACCTTTCTTTCCATCAGCAGGCAAGGCGCGTGGTTTTGTTAGGTATTTATACATGAAAATAAGATAGAGTAATTATTGTTTTTTAAATTCGGTAATCATTTTAAAAATAATTTCTTTATCTGATGAATCTAACAAAGAAAGATAGACTAGTAAATCGCTTTTGAGATATTCTTTTTTATCTAACAAAAAATTTAGATACCGATAAAATTCGACGTCAGTTTCTTTGTCACTTAGTACATCATATACTTTTTGACTATACCGAGCTTTTATTTTTTCACGGCTACTACGTACTAGAATAGCCATATCTTTAACTTGCTGAACTTGAGAATAAATCTCGCTATCTTCTTCAAGATTTTCAGCCATATCAATTAGTTTTTGAGTCTCTTTATAAAAACCCTCTTCATCGCTAGGGAATTTAAAAGCAATAGTTTCCTCATGATAACCTAGAAGATATGGGACGGTTACACCGAAATAATCTGCTAGAATTTGAGCAGGTGCAGACTTTATCGGTGTTTTATTTGCCTCCCAGTTTTGAACAGTCCGTAAAGTAACAGTAAAATCTGACTTATCATTTAGTATTTCTGTTAGAGCTTTTTGAGATAAACCTTTTTCTTGTCGCAATTTTTTTAATCTATTCATAAAGTAAAACCTCCTTTCAGAAATAATTATAACATATTTTTTTATTTTCAACGAAAAAAATTTCGCAAACCACTTTACAACGAAAATATTTTCGGTTATAATCAAAATGAAACGAAAATAATTTCGTTTAAAAGGAGGTGAGAAAATGCTTATTACAAAGGAAATTGCTATAAAAGTCCGAAAAAAGCGGGCGGTTGAGTGTTTAGGAAAAGTTGCATTGGCTAAAAAGTTAGGTGTCACACCGCCAACTCTAGGAAAAGTAGAGCGTGGTGACTATGATGCCCCCAAGCGTATCTATGAGAGCGTGATGACTTGGCTAGTAGAAGAAATTTAAAACAAGTAAAAAGCCGTGTACAGGCGACCAAACCAACGTACACGGCTAAGGAAAAATAACAAAACTCAAGCAAAGGCAAGGCGCGTGGTTTTGTTAGGTATTTAGCAAGGGGACAACCCCCTTTGTAAATAATCTCCTCTTATTTTATCAAAATTAGAGGAAAATGACAACTTAATTTATAAAAAGGAAAATGGAGGATTGAAATGGAAATTCTGTCTAAAGAAATACAGTTACAGGGTTTACAACTTCTTAAACAAACTCTTGAAACTTTAGTTGAGCTAGAAAAACAACGATCTAGTAAGTTAGATTTAATTTCTCGTAAAGAATTAATGGATCTGCTAGATATAAGTGCTACAACCCTTGATAACTGGGAGGATCTTGGTCTTAAACGATATCAGACCCCGATGGATGGAGCTAAGAAAGTATTTTATCGTCCGTCAGATGTGTATTTATTTTTAGCAATAAAATAGGAGTTATGAATGGAACTAGTCTACATGGACGGCAAGAAAGAGCCGTACACCACAAGCGAGATTATCGCTGAATGTGCCGAAGTACAACACCACACTATCACACGCTTAATAAGAGAAAATAAGGCTGACTTTGAAGAATTGGGAATACTTGGATTTAAAATCCATAAATTAGACACTAGAGGACAACCTAAAAAATCCTATATTTTGAACGAGCAACAGGCTACTTTGCTGATCACTTATCTAAAAAATACCGAAAAAATACGACAATTCAAACTGAATCTAGTCAAAGCATTTTTTGAAATGCGTGAGGAACTTTCTAAATTTCGTTTGCAGAGGGCGCTAGAAAAGCCGAAAAGAAAAACCTTGCATGACAGTATAGAAACATGGCCTAATGCACCAAAGCACGCGCATAGCACCATGAACAACTTGCTACTAAAGGCAGTAACAGACATGAACGCTAAGCAGTTAATGGCAATCCGTGGGGGCTATAACGGTATCGATAGCTTGACTAGTGAGGAGCTGGAGCAGTACCAGGCATTTGAGGATATGGTAATAGCCATGATTGAATTGAAAATGAGTTATCAGGAAATTAAGACAATGATGTTTAGAAGTAAAAAAATAAGCTAAAAAATCACACCAACAAAGAAACAGAGGTAAAAAATATGGTAGAAACAACATACGAGAATTTAACTAGACGTATAGACAGAGTTAGCGCAGAAATGCTAGAAATTGGCGAAAACAATGGGCTTAGTAGACTTTTGTTATTGGCAAGTCAGACAAAATCCATCAAAGAAGATTTGTCCCGTTTACTTTGGATTGAACTTCCTGAATTGAATGAAAGCCATAAAATCGAGGCAGTCTCTAAAAGCACTACGAGAATGTTTTTCAACCCTGGTATTTTTGAAATGGATGCTATGCGACAAGCATTCTTTAAACGCCAAGCCAAGCACTTTTTTGACAATGCAACAGAGCAACAAGCGTATATAGAATATGCTGAAAAAGAGTATTTAGAGGCTACTGTAACCTTAAAAGATATTCTTTTTAACTCTAAAAATGATACTCGGAAAGTAAGTAGAGATCATCTTATAAAGCAGTTTGAGGAGACGATGAAATGAATGAGCTAGACTTAACCAACACACAGGCGCTCATCTTTTCCGTGGTACTGATTGGCTTGCTAATCTATCTAAACCACCTAGACCGCAAAAAAAGCGCCCAATTTGAGCGAGAAAATCAACAGACGATAGAAACACCTACCGAGGACTTAAACCCTGATTATGGGCGTTATATTCAGCTTACAGGGGTCAATGTATGGGGAGGAATTGAATGAGTTTAATAGATAATCACAAGAGAGTATTAAAACTAATCAAGTAGTAGAACAATTTTGAGGTAAAACCGAATGGTAAAAGAACATTATACCGTAACGCACACGATGGCAGACGGAACCAAAAGAGTTAGTATTGATGGATATGTTATCCCTGATGATAACCCAGTATATGAACTTTTTAGGAAAGTGAATGAGCGTAGAATGGAGGAGATGCGAAAAAATGGCAACAAGGAGAATGATAAGTAAGAATGTTATTATGACAGATGATTTTCTTGATTTGCCTCCTACGACTAAGGTTTTATATTTTTTTCTAAATTTGGAGGCGGATGATGATGGTTTTGTTGGAAATCCTAAAACAGTTATGCGATTAACAGGTACAACTAAAGAGGATATGAAACTTTTGATTGAGGGGAATTATGTACTTTTGTTTGATACTGGAGTGGTAGTTGTAACAGATTGGGCAGAACATAATTCCATAAGGAAAGACAGAAAAAAAGATACTAGATTTACACAAGAAATGCAGCAGATAGAGTTAGTTGATGGCGGAAAATATCAATGGCTGACAAACATGCAACCAAGTGACAACCAAGTGACGACCAAACGTCAACCAAATGGGTGCATAGGAGAGGATAGGAGAGGTAAGGATAGTATAGTAGAGGGTAGGGTAGTAGAAGTAGATAAAGAACAATCACCCACTCCCTCTAGCCTCAATCCAAACTTTGTAAATCTCTATAAATCTTTTGAAGCTGAGATAGGTAAAGCATTATCACCGTTACAGATTCAAGAATTGCAGTATATGCTAGAAGATTTTAGCCCAGAGCTTATTCATGAGGCGTTAAAAGAGGCTGTTAGTCAGGGTAAAGCAAACTTTGCATACATCAAGGCAATCCTTAACCGTTGGAAACAGGAAAATTTATTGACGGTGGAACTTGTTAGAAATAGCTTTGCAGCGCGTGAGGCTAGGAAACAATCTCCTAAACAAGCTGAACCTATTAGCCGTGAGGAATGGCTAAAAACACGAACAGAGGAAAACCCATTCTAGGAGGGTGAGCAATGGAAAA